TGCTATTTCGTTAAAGTAATCTTTACCCCGGTATTCACGGACATACCTGTTCTCCCCCATTTCCTGAGGCAGTTGCTTAACCAGTCCGATTATTATCTTCCAGTCAGGGTTGTGTCGGTGAAATGTCCTTATGCCAAACGTCTGCATCAGTGACATCGGTAACCGGTTCCAAAAGAAATAAGCTACATGAGGGATATTTCTCATAAATCAGGTGTTATAAGATGAACGGCGCGAAATGAGGTTTCTAGTTCTATCTGAAGCCATATCTGTTTATTTAGTTCAACAAGCGCACCGTCAACCTGCGGGCCTGAATAATGCCACTGATGAAATACCATAGGCCGGTCAGGTATATCAATTCTTAATCCCAGGTTTCGTATCTGATGAACGAAAACATTATCTTCATAAGCAATCCCGTCTTTTAGTCGTTCGTCGAAGCCGTTTAACTTTCGGAGGTTTGTTGTTGTAATTGCCGTGCAAAAGTGAAGTGCCAAAGGACGGTAAACAGCGTGATTATACCAACCACTGTCACCGTTAAACTCCGCCTGTTTGTCTTTAATCACTTCGTTACACGGTGTTTCACCTTCGGCCAGAGAATAAGCCGGAAAAGCAATGTAGTTTTCATCCGTGAGGTTTTCACGCACATACCCAAGTATGTCACCCCAATGATAGCACTCGGCGTTCTGAATGATGATAATGTCAGGATCGCTTTTCAATGCCTCATGGAACCCCACGTTATGAACCGTGCAAGTATTATTCCATGCCTTTTCTCTGAGTTTGACTATCGTAACGTCAAACGGCAACGGCGGTAAAACAATGTCATCGGGGCTTCCGTCGTCAACAATGACAACGTTAAACGTCTCGGGATCGTATCTCTCAAATGTTTTCAGCGTCTCAATTAATAAAGCGTGACGCTGGTAAAAGGTTATTACGATAGTTAGTTTGCCCATAACGAAGTTGAGAGTAAGTGTATGTGACTGTCGAAACTCTGTATTAACATCTTGTCGAGGTTTGCGGTTTCTTCGAAATATTCGTATAAGAAAAATCCTTCGTGCATGAGGTCAAAGTGACAATCTTCAATAGTCTGAAGGTAAAAGAACATCATCCATTGCTCTGAGGTTTTCACTTAACAAATATACAAAATTTACCGGATAATCAAAGTATCTCCCTGCCGTGCAAAAGTCCATACTCGCATACCCTCTCCGGTGAAGGCGTGACCAGGATCGGTCCACGACACAAGCACATCGTTCCAGTAATCTTCATAAACGGGTATCCTATCAGGTATGTGTGCCGTAGCCCACAAATCCGTACGAGCTAATATCCTGTCAGCTATGTTATATATTGCATCTAGCTTGGTGTAGTTGTCAGTTATCAGTGTGCTATCGAGCAACGTTATTGTCGGAGGCACGGTGTCAATAAGCGTAACGTTAAACAATAAGTCGGTGTAGTTGCCGAACTTATCTGTTGCCCGGATCATGGCATTTGTAGTAGGAGCGGTGAGCCACGATCCACGTGTAGGACTTTGCCATACAGTGTCTATTCCACAATTGTCAGTAAACAGGAATTTCGGAAGGTAATCCGGCATAGCAACGCCGCAATCCTCCCCAACATAAAGAAACTGTGGCGGTATGCTCTGGCTCATCATGCAGGTGCAGCCCGTCATCACGGCAGCGAAAAGAATAAGCATTAATTTTTTCATCTCAATTGTTTTAATTGGTTACACATTTTATCACGTCCTCTCATAACCCTAACTCGGAGAGTGGACTGATTAATATTATATTTTTCTGCAATCTCCTTAAAACTTAAACCATTAATATAGATGTCCTCGACATAAACCTTTATTTTTGGTTTCAGTTTTGAAATTGCATTGCGAATTATATCCCGGCTTTCAAGTGCAATTAGCCTCTCTTCCGGGTTCGGCTGCATAGAAGGCCACCGTTCATCAGCGGGTATAAATGTCGGCTTCGTGCGAAGGTAATCAATACAGTTATTCCTTCCGATCCTGAACAGCCAGGTGCTAAAACGATGTGTCGGAGTATATTGACTTATTTTAATGAACGCGTCTTCGAATGTGTGTATTGTAATTATCTTTGCCTCGTCGGAATTATATATATACCCCATTACAAACCTTAACATACGGTTCCAATACCGTGCCACGATCATCTCATAAGCCCATGACTGCCCTTCACGCATTCCACTAACCGCCTTTTGCTCGTTATACTTCATTTCTTCTCCTTAAAGCCTATCTGCATCTTTGCCTTACTCTCCATCAACTCCGACGAGTGTACCCAGATCCGCTGCTGAAGACTTTCAACATAATAAGTGCATTCATAACGTACAAGTTCATAACGTATTTCAATAGCTGTGATCGTGCTTTCTATGCCACAGTTACGAACATAGACCTGCGTGCCACAGGGGAAGACCGTCACTTTAGATTGAAATTTATACGGTTGAACTCTCCATTACGAGGATGAACCAGCCATGCACTCTGACCAGGCCGGGCATAACGTCCTGCCTGATGATCGTAAGCATCTGTACCTTGAAGCGACGCACCACATGAATAAAGTGTAGTGTCAATAGGCGTATGAAAGTGACCAAATATGTACTTATGAAATCCTACGGTCCTCGCCCGGTCCTGCTCCTCCATGATGATCTGAAGCCGTGCTTGTGCCTCACGTCCTACCTTACGCTCAACACCGTACCAGGGAACACCCATCCATCCCTTGACCGTATGACCGTGAGTGATCAAATAAAGCCTTTCATTGACCGACACAACTGTTTCAAGCATCGGGTAAATGTTCATCACCACATTACTTAATGAGGCAACATAAGCCTTGAGCATCATTCCGACGAGAAAGTTCATCGAGTTCATCCCCGCCTCTTTTGCTTGTGGCTTATTTGTCAATCGCGAATGGTTATCCTCGGTTATGAAGTGAACAGTCACCTTGTCGAAAAATGGTGCGATCATTGTCATTTGTTCAGCCACTAAACGTGCAGCCTCAACAACCTGAACCGGTGACGGGAACGCATTCGTTGTCCTGAGTTCTTCATGTATGTCACCGCTGATCAAATCCCCGGTAACGATCACCGCAGCTTCTTCAATCGGGTAGGCTTTCGTCTGGTAGTTGACCCACTTCAGCCATCGTGAGGTAAAATCTAAACTACGTGAGCGTGCTATCTCGGGCGAGAAAGCGTTAAAATCCTCGACCTCTGCCGGATCCTGCACAGCCCCCATGTGTATATCGGTAATGTGCATTACCGGGACAACCGAAGTGCCCTGCCGGGTTTCAAACACCGTCGGCTGTGGCTCGTCAACCGGGGTTATGGCACTGAGTACCTCGTCGAAGAACAGTTCAAGTTTGCCATGTTCACGACGGTACGACTGAAGCCGTGACTCCAGCTCCTTGTTTTTGCGGCGTAACTCCTCGGCCTTCTCGCTGTGGAGCGACTTTAATTCATTCTCGTTAATCATGCTAATACCCCTTCGTCTTTTAATTTTTTAATACTATCGGGATGCGACCAGTAAATAATCGATCCGGCCCTCCCGTGATATTTGTCGTAATCTGGGTGTTCAATTATACCTCGATAACCCGATCCTGGACGTATGCTACAAAACTGAATAAACTCACCATTCGTTAAAAAAGTGCCCGGCTTCAGTTCCTTGCACTTCTTATCAATGATATAGTGATTGTCATGTTTAGCCCTTAGTTGAGCCTCGGTAATCCCGGTTTGTTTTTCGACGTGTACCTCGGACTGTTGTTCTTTATCGCTTTCGTGGTTACATCCGCACTGACGACAAACATACTTCTGTTTCTTGGTTCTTGATAAACCGTTTTTAACCATTGCGTTTCCGCACTTAGGACAATTCATGGATTGTTCGTTTTAGTTAAACATACACTACAGATATCTTTATTCTTATTCCCTATCCACTCTTGCGAGCCACACAAACCGCAGAAGGTAGTGCCACAGACGGCACACGTGAAACGCTCGTCGGATTGATGACCACAGTCACACTTTAAAAGCGGGTAAGTGTATATCATGTTTATTGCTTCAGACTTGAAACTCTTAACATCCTTGTTTGCAAAGATATGAAAATGATTGTAGTGATCGACAAAGTTTAAGTAATTTTCTTCGATCTCAGTTATCATGCCCCACATCTGCTTCCGCCCGCTTTGTATCGTGCCCGTTATCTTCCCATGCTGGCAAAGAAACGGCTCAAGCTCTTCGCGGGTCATGCAAACAAGGCAAGTCCGATAAATATTCCTGCGATTAAAACTGCGGCTGCACATAGGCTGCCGATAAGGTTGTCTCTTTTCATTTCTCTCCTCCTTTCAATTAAATGGCAGGTCTGTTTCATTTTCATCCTGCTCATGCGGGTCTAATTTGGGGTTCATGTTCATGTATTCATCAATAGAAATTGACTTATCTACATATTCCTCCTTCTCCCCTCCCGTCTTCGGTTTACTCATGCGGTTGCGAAACATTCTACACCCTGCTATATATGCGGCAGACATGATAACTCTTTTATAGTGATCTCTCTCAGGCTCTGCATAATGTTTGGCATATTCAATAAATTCTTCCTCTGTCGGCATCTCGGCTACCTCCGATGAAGCATATTCCTTGAGCGCATTCTCAATTATAGTTATCTCAACGTCAATAGGCTCCCCTATCCTTGTCGCCTCATATAGACAGAATAGTGTTTTTTTGGCTTGTTCTCTTGCTGTCATTTCCTTATGTTTTGTTTCCAGTATTCAGAAAGTTCATCAAGGGTATATTTGCGTTCACTTCCCTCATAGAAATTTACATANAAAGCATCGTGTTCTCCCGTTATAACCTTACCAAATGGATTATCCTGAATATTTACAAGCCATACGATAAACTCTTTCGGGTACATCTCTTTTGTTGCCTCGGCTACCTTGAGGGAGACATAGGATTCCATAAACTCCCACATCTCGTAAGGGAAGTACACCTTATCTTTAGTCATCATTTCTAACCCTATCGACTTGATGAGGTCTTTTTCTTTGTCTTGCCAGTGTTCTTCTGCTGTTATTTCCTCTGCCTGTTTTCTTTCTTCGTCTGTCATCTCTCTGATGTTTGGGGGTTAACTTCGATAGGCAATGGGAGACCTTTTGTTATCCTGTAAACGATATCCTCCCAACAATAAGGCATTTTTATCTTATTGGCAATTATGCGAGCCAATTCAATTATTTCACCGTCTGTCATCTCTCTGATGTTTGGGGGTTATTAATCCGACATATCAACATGCCATACCATTTTACACTCATCGCATATATAAATTACATTAGTACACCGATTGCGATAAAGTGAGTTATCAAATTCTCTACGTTGATGCCCTATTTCGTGACATTTTTTTATCTCTTCTGAGTTGCCCGAATGTAATTGCCACCCTAAGTCTTTATAACCATTGGGTAGTTGCCATGTGTTTGCTTTTGGATTTCTTTCTGCGTTCATCTCTCTTCTGCTTTAGTGATTGCGGCTTCTGCTATTGCTTTAGCCTCTTTGATTACGTTAGTTGCGTGTTCGAGCCTGTCCATTGAATATGCTCCCTTGCATTCGGCAATCTCTTTCAGTGCCTCCAACAGTTCATCCCTCTGCTTCAGTAGCTCGGAAGGAAGGAGGCCACACTTTTGAGCGGTGTTACCGGCATCGGCAATAAGAGCAGCATTAGCTATTCTTTCCGCCATAGAAACCTCGGCCATCATTGGTTCGTAGTCGTCAGTTCCCTTTTCGTTTGACGACACGGAGCATACAACTTTATCTTCTTCACCCACGAAAACAAAATGCGGTCTCGTATCTTTACAACATGGCCACCAGTCTCCCTTTGTTATTCCAAGTTCTTTCATCTTCTTAGAAAATTTCACTTAATATTTTGAAGGCTGCGGTTGTTTTTCCGGCTGTTGGCGTCATAAGTTTTCTGATAGTTGTTTTAATTATACTACCCTCGTCATCCTCATCGCCGTACATATCAAAGACCTCGATTTCTTCATCCCATTCGGTTTCGGGTATCTCCTCAATAGAAGTTACCTCATCTCGTTCAAGCCCTTCATACTCCAGAGCATCTTCCTCTGATTCTGCGGCTATCCATTCTGTGTCGTTAATTGCAAATACTTTCATCTCTTTGGTTATTTAAGTTCTATTGCGTTTAAAAGCACCTTAATGCGGTATCTGCCCAAGCATGCAGGTTGAGCATGAGGCAAGAAAAATAACGCTGAATAGAAATAGTAGTTTTTTCATCTGTACAATTTTTAGTTTATGTGAATAATAAAAGTCCCAATGCTATGCCGCCCAGAATAACTGCCGCAGCACATAAGCTTCCGATAAGGTTGTCTTTTTTCATTTGTAGCCAAGTTTTTGTTTCTTACTATCTTTAATAATCTCATTCTCATCTACAAGTATCTTATACTGCACTCCCGCCACGTAATAAGTCACTTCATATTGCACGTAGGTAAAGCGTATCTGTATAGCGGTGATGTTACCCGGCAGCTCCGGCACACGCTTGAGGATTACTTCCGTTCCACAGGGGTAAACCGTCATACCAGGGAGGCGTAAAGTTTCATGTCCTCATCTATGTAGTCCCCTATAATAGGCAAGTGGCCATTAACAAATTCCCGCACCTTCTGCACCTTCTCCCGGTAATCCTTTTCTGTATCACAATGGTTTTGCACAGTCTTTTTTGAATGGATAACCATTGTGCGCGTTTGTCCGTAACGCTCGGCAATCTGTCTGGGGGTCATTGAGGTAAACTCTTGTATCATTACCATACATACCTGACGGGCACCAACTACCCCTGTTAATCGCGATTTACTATACAGCTCATCAACCGTGCAGCCGAATAGCTTGCTTGTATATTCGTCCAGGGTCATGCGATAAAGAAGCAAGTGGCAGCCACAGTCAACAGCGTCATAATGATAATGAACACCGCAAGGTTGCGGCATCCCTCCCGTGAGGTAAGTTCCTCATCCATGTAGTCAGCAACCGTCTTGCGGTTGTAATACTCATCGCTGGTCATCATTAACTTTTTCATCTTGGTTAGGGTTTAAACTATTCCATGTATATCAGTTATTATCCTGTCATCCCCGTCCTTCTGGTCACGGTGAAAGGATATGTCTATCTGTATGCTCCCAAGGTCCGAAGGGCGAAACAGCCCGGCAACGGCGTAGGAGCCGGCCCCATCGTGGTAGCCTTTGAGGTAGGAACCGCTGCGGCAAAGGAGCTGACGCTTCTGCTTGAGCTTGGTCTTGCCCCATCCGCTTGTGGGGAGCAGCACGTTAACGGGCCTCACCCATCTCTCGTGGTCGTGGGCCATAATGTAAATGTCTGCTGCCGGGAAGATGTTACGCAACCAGTCCACCTGGTTAACGCTGTTACCGGCAGTCTTGCCCCCGGCCTTGCCGTGACAGGCAACGATGTAAACGTTCTGTATGGTGTGCTTCTGCGTGCCCCTGTTCTTAAAGCTGAAGTTGAGCGTGTAGTGGCACAGCCATCCCAGCGACTCGCTCCCCATGCGTTCAGCCAGGTCCTCGTTAGCGGTCTTGCCGTCAGCCATCACCCACCCGTGGTTACCTTCAATGAAGCCAAGCATCTTGCCACGCATGAACGCTATCTCCTGGCAGAACTTTCTATTGTCCTCCTGTGCCATCTGGTCAAACTTCTCCATAGTGGTCTGATGCAGCGTTGCGCTCTTAATCTTCTTTACCTCAGAGAAGCTACCGAAGTCGTGGGTGTCACCCATGGCCAGAAACCATGTGGAGGGGTTGGCGGTGGCAGTTGCCTCGCTGTTCTTTAAGAACCACTCCCAGCGGTCCACGTCACAGCCCTGCGTGTCACGGTGTACATCCCCGAAGGGAATGAGTTTATGCTTGTCAGATAAATCACACTCAATGGTGAGCTGGCGAGTCTTATAGGTGTACTCCATTATTCGGTGAGGTCATCAACGTCAATACCGTTCTCATCAAGCACCGAAGAAATCCTTGCCCGGTACAACTCCACCCCGTCCATTGGTGTCAGCTTGTCGTACTGCTCATCCTTCATGCCTTCGTAGTGCCCTAGAACACCCTTGCCAACGTTATAGACAATATCCCATAGGGCCATGGCCATATCGTTAGCCTTGGCAGCAGCCATAAACGCCTTCTGCTCTTCCGGCACATCAAAAATCAGTTTAGCTTTCATCTCTTATATTTTAGTAAGTCATTAGAAGCGGCATCATTAACGTGTGCCCACACCGGCCTTGGCCTGTCCGGGAGCTGCAGGGCAACATACTCCTGCCACACGTTATCATTGGTTTGTGCCATAAGGCAAATATCGTTGTGGGTGTAGAACTTTATGAACTTACTTGTGGGTAACTTACTCTGTGGTGAGTGTTCCCTTCCCGCCCACGTTGTCAGGGCAGCGTCCCAGGACTTCATTTTGTTGCGGCCTACCATCCAGCCGTTGCTCTCGTAGAAAGCATGAAACGCCTCTGCGGTGAAGGTGACAAGGCCACGCTGTTTCATCCTGTAGGCTATCTCCTCAATGGTGGGAGGACGGAAGCGCTTGGATGTAGGGCACTCCTCCAGCCGTTCTACCCTGCGCTGCAGGTCAGTAATCATATCAAGGAGGTCATCAACACCCATGGCTCCCCATGTATTCATCATGTATTTTCTGCATCACATCCGGGTGCAGGTAAGTCTTGGCTTCTCCGTGGGCAGCCTTATGACAGTCACGGCAGAGGGCCATGAGGTTACCGATGGTGTCCTTGCCCTTACCACGCCCATGGATGTGGTGGATGTCCTGCGCACGCTTGCCGCAGTTTTCACAAGGAATGAACGAATCTATGCCAAAGCCCGTACAGGCTAAGTATATCATGGCGTGGGAGGTCATGGCAGCTTACTCTTGAGATGTGTGATAATCTTCTCCATCTTGGCACGGTAGAAGTCCTCAAAGACATCGTAGCGTTCGTTATTCACCTCCCACAAGCGGTATATCACACCCCGCAAGCGTTGCCCCGGAGTCTTCCCGCCATCGTCAAAGTCAACCTTAATCTTGTCTATGTCTTCAAGCTGGGTAGCAGTAAACGGGTCAGAAGAAACGGCGATAATACACGGCAGCTGCAGCGCATTACTTATGTTAGCCACTAACTCCGGTGACACTTCCGTGGAGGTCACAAGGGAGACTTTGAGGCTCCTGTCCTGCAGGCTCCTGTACCCATCTATCTGCCCAGCAAAAACGAATGTATCCAACTTGATGGTTTTAATAACGCAATGAAACTTTATCTCTACGTCTATAATTATAAATATCCTCAATAAGTAGTTTATATTGAGTGATATCATTACAATGTTGAAGCCCGGTAGGGTTTAATTTTAGTTTAGCAATTAATTCCGAAATGCTAAATGATTCATTTTTTATAATACCAAGCATGGCGGCCACAAATACTCTCCTATTAAATCCATCATAATAAGGTTTTAACATTAGTATTATTTGAGCTATTTCGCAGCTTTTATCGTAATTAGGAATTACAAGATTACCTTCCTCAAAATATTTAATTACGCTATCATGCCTGCCCGATGGGGAGGTTACGCCATCAAGCCTCTCCTTAAATGGGTTATTGCCTGCATATAATAACAAAATACATTCACTCGCAGCAATTCCAAAGTCAGGGAATTTCCTCATAAAGTTTCTAAACCTTATGTACTCAGGATACTTTAAATCGCAATACCCATTAAGATAATCCTCTTTCTTCCAGTTTTTCATATTTGTATTTAGTATCTGAACCTCACGCAGCCCGTACCCGTTCAGTTTAATAAACCTAATGGGCAACTCAAGCTCCATAGCCGCCTGCATCCGATGTTGGCCGTCTATAATTTCCATCTTATCATTTACTAAGATTGGAGAAAAAAGATAGCCATTGGAAAAGGATTTTTTAAGTCTTGCAACATGTAGTTTGTTTAGATTTCGATTACCCTCCAGAATTTTGAAGTGGGAGTAATCATTGGTCTCGTAGACATGATTTACTTCTCTCATTTTGTTTGTGTTTAATTATGGGTACTCTATTAAGAAGTTTTCCCCTAACCTTCTTGAATATCTTTATGGCAGCCTATCTCAGGCTTTCCTTCCGCTTGTCGTTCATCTCGCTATTTTTTTACACCACTCATTGTGAATAGTCAGCCAGAACTCTCTCCCGGCTTCGGTGTACACAAAGGGGAACGCATGAGATACAAGGCGGTGCGCCCCGAACTTATGCCATGCGTAACGCTCCAGGTACTTGTTGGTGGTCTTGTAAACACCGTTGGCCTTCACCTCTTTCTCAAAGGCCAGCTTCACGCCCTGCTCTTTGAGGAACTCTTTGAACAGCGCAACTATCTCTGTGATTCTTTCGGGGGAGTCCATTATTCTTCTGAGTTAACTTTAAGCATACTCTCAATAGTGATATTCTGTGCGTGAAACAGATTCGTCATGTTAACAATAGCCTTAGAGTTAATAATCAATGCCTCTGCTACCATTTTCACTGCCTCAACAGCTTGCTTATCCCAATGCACGCCCGTGAAGGTGTTATTGGAGATGGTTACGGATGGTTTTTCTTTTGCTTTCATTAGCTCTTCAGTGTTACTGCTATTGATGTGGTAGAACTCTTTGCCGGGCGGTAAATCTGCTCACCCGTCTCCGGGCTGACGGTTCCGCTTTCGGGTATGTTCTGCAGGAACTTCTCACGGGCCTTACGCTTCTCGGTAAGCTCCTTTATCTCTGCGTCAATCATGGCCCACTCGCTGTCACCGCTGGTGGCGTAGTCGTATTTAACGCCCACCTCACGTATTGACATCTTGGCTCCACGCCACTCAAAGCTCTTGCCGTACTTCTCGGCCTCGGTCATGATGAAGGAACGTATGTCATCATCATCCTGGAGTTGCTTGATTGTCTCCTCCATGGCCTTGAGCTGCAGCTTAACGTCAAGAGGGTTGTTGTCGCTGCTCAGTATTTCCCGTTTCATCCAGTGGATGAGGTTGCCTATCTCCACATAGGTTATAGGAGCTTGTGCAATTTTTGCAAGGGTTGTTATTTCCATTACAGTCCTTTTAGTTTATAGAACTCATTGACATCTATCTTATCCTCGCCCTGTTTCTCCATGAAGTACATCATGGCATCAATGCAGAGCAGTTTAACCTCTGTGAGGGTGAACATCCGGCCCATATAGTTGCCGTAGTATGCAGGCTTGAGCAGTTCAGCCATCTCCTTAAAAATCTTGTCATCTATTTCCATAGCTTAGAATTTTGGTTCTCTTTTTTCAACAGCCGGGCCATCCCAGGGCAAATCATTAATATCGCTTATCGTACCCGCTTGCTTATCCTTGCGGCTCTCCTTTACCCATGTTAAGGAAGTGGGCTCCGGTATAACAGCTTCTGCCCTGGCTATCTCCGGCTCACCCTGCTGGGCTTTATACTCTTTGAGATATCTCTGCAGCACGGTATCCATCAGAATGGCTGTGTCGTTAACATCCTTCTTAAGCTTAAACCCCTCGAAAACGGGAACATTATAAGCTGTTGCGCCATTCTTATCCTCGTAAGTCCCGGCAATACCAATCACATACGAATCAGAATTAGCCTTCTTGTCAAGCCATGCAGAGAATGCCGCACCCTTGAGTTGGAAGTTGACCAACTCCGGTTCCTCGCCCAGCAGCATGGCATAAATGGATTTGGTGTACTTACCGCCAAGGGCAACAATGTTATCCTTGATGTCTTTGTAGAGTCCGGCGATATAGGCACCGCCCTTAAAGGTTCGCACTCTCATTATCTCATCACCAAGGCGGTGTACTTCATTGGAGTAGATGCCGCTTTCAAACTTCTTGCAGAAGCCGGTGATGGTAGATAGCTCATCCAACACTACAAAGTAGATGGGCAGAGGTAATTCAACAGAGACCTGCGCCTCCTTGTCATAGTAAGAAAACTTACCTTCATCCGCTTTGTATTGGATGAACTTCTTACATGGGTTCTGTAATACAGGGTTGCTTCTTGACATGATTATTTATTTATGATTGATATTGTAAAATGTCTTTAACAGATAATACAGTCGTCAGCCTCTTCAGCGTGGACTTGACAGACATCTTGAGCCACTCACTGCCCATGATGACATCTTCATACTTAGCCACAACATGATTGAACTCATGCCGCGACTTGCACTCCATTAGTGCCCGGTAACATTCTCTTTGTGTTTCCATTGATTATATATTTTTGATAAGGAATGAACCAATAGTTCCGTTCTCATTTTTGAATACTTCACAGAATCCCCTTTTTTCAAGCATTCTTAAGCTTCCGGCAACGTCTGTGATGTAGTATTTTCGCTGTAATTGCTTAACAGACTGGTCCCTCCTGTTAATTTTTTTATCCTTACCGTGAACAGTGAGTAACTCTTTATAAAAATCCTTGTGATTGGAATGCATACCCTTAAATGGGTCATTGGAACTTGCCTCTACAATTTTGCCGGCAGTTAATACGATTTGGCTAATTTCTTCTTCAGAAAGAATAATAGCTAATTCTCCGTTTGTTGTTTTAAGTGTTCTCATTTGGTTTTTGTTTATAGTGTTTAATTAAACAGCCTTCATCTGTGCCCGCTCCCCATAGTCAATCAAATAAATTCTTTAATATCATCTAATTGAACTATAATTTCGGGGAATATATCTCTGTTACATAATGCCTTTACCTCACGCTCAAGCTCTGAATTAAAGGGGGTGTATTTGGCGGGATGTTCATGTATAACACCTACTATTGGCCTCTTAGCGATAAGATTTGAATTTAAAGAAGGGCAAAGTTCAATTAACCAAAATTGCTCTCGGCCCTCCAATTCATCAATACTGCATCTTTCAGGTATTTTAAATTGTAAATCATCAAAACCAAAGTCATTGACATGATCTTGTAATCTACTATGTGCGCTTATCCCCCTCTTTAATAAGTTTTTGTGCTTATTTGAACGCATGATTAAATTCTTACTTGACCCCACATAACATATTTCCGGGCTTTGTTTTGACCGAAGCATATAAACTCCGCTTCTCATTTGAATAAATCTCTGATTATTCATGTTCTTATAATTAATAAAGGGGTGCCCCGCTGCTTGTGGCGGTTGCCACGGGTCAGTCTTCGGAACATGAATGCAGTCAGAGGGCACCCCGATATTTTATTTGTGTTTTGTTCCATGTTCCGAAGTTATTTTCATAACGCTAAGTACGTTCTTATATTTGGAACCAAATGTTAAAGAAACGTTAAAGTTATGTTAAAATTGGGGTTCGTTTACATAACGCACCATATATGTATAGATTTCGGGGTAAACCGTGCAGATGTGTTCGGTATTTGTAACAAACAACAATGTAACATCGGCCTTACAAAAATAATACATCTTGTATGATACACTTTGTTTTATACCCGATGCAGTATAAATGTGCTGATATTGGTAGCCATACTACCTGAACGGGTATATTTTTAATGAAAAAAGGGGCGGTAAAACCCCTAAAACCCGCCCCCAGAGCACCGGCGCTCACCGAAACTTCAACACTAACACTAAACCAAAGAGTAACATACCAATCACGATAATCCTGTTCAGCACCGGCGTTTTCTTGCAGGGAACGTTAACGATCTGCTGTGAGTAAACCGTCTTAACACTGTCCCTGTATTCTATTATTGTGTCCTTTTGCCATACATTAAGGTATATGGTATCGTTTACAACCCACGCAGACCCTCCTGCGGTGCCCGTAGAGGCATAAACGGTATCAGTGATGTGTGATACCTCCTTTACGGTGTCTGTCTTTAACGTGACATAATAAACGGTATCAGCGTACACCACGGTATCCTGCAAGGGAAACTTCTGGGCACAGCGACGCTGTGTAACACACCCGGAAAGGAGTATTATCGCAGCGAAAATGAGCCAAATATTACACATTAATCGGCTCATAATCGGCTCATAATCGGCTCATCACCCACAAACTTGGTCAGTACCTTACCTATGACAAGCACCAGGTTAAGGCCAAACACCGCCCACAGCTTCACCTGCTCACTCAGGGGTGAGGCCATCACCGCCCCGCTTAACAGGGGAGCAGAGAACAGCATCACATCACCCCAGAACTTCACCGCTGCGGGTGTTTTCATGTAATAATTACTCAGTTTCATCCGTTAAAATATGTTATTTTTTGATAATTGTCCGTAGAAGTGTCAATATGGACCCACCCCACGGTGTCACGTTCAATGCGTATATTACACGGCATCTCATCCTTGTGCCTGTCAATATACTGCCGGATCTCCTCGTCATACATATCATGTACGTTGAAGTCAACAGCCTGGAACCGGGTATGAGCCGACAAATACATGACATTATCGGCTGTTTTCTCCCTCACAAGCTGGCATAAGTTACACCTGTAGCCTCGCTGGGTGTATCTCCCCCCCGTCCCGTAGGTGTTAACCACCACCGGCCTGTCAACGGCCCCACGGAACCACTCCAGCCATTGAAGCAGGCGGGGGTCGGCAAACATCAATGCCTTATCCCCCCACTTGCGGTAAACGTGGTTGCAGACAAGCTCATGTGTGGCAAAGTGCGTCACTTGCTGAAGCCCCTAACCATTGATATAAAAGCAAGGGCCACCAAGCCTATGCCTGCGGGTATTGCCTCCCAGCTGTTAACCTTGGCTATTGATACAACGGCAAGGCATACGGCGGCACCCAATACTATGGGTGTCCATGAGTGTTTACATAATCTGATAATCCAGTGTTCTTTTTCCATGATTTTAGTTGTTTATTATAAACTCAATAATCTTAAATCCCAACGTGGTGAAGCCAATGATGGCAGAAACTACTATTGCCGTCCGCTGCCATGCGTTCAGCCTGCGTTTCTGTTTGAGGTTGTCAATAGTCATAAGTGAATCCTGGTACTTAACAAGAGCCGACACGTTTGTTGCAAGAGAGCCAATAGACTCATTTATGGAGGATATGTCCTTTTGTATTGCTGCCACATCCATCCGCAGTCCGGGCCTTAAGCCATTACCATCAACCCATGCCATGAGCTTGTCTATCTGCTCCTCTTTTAAACAACCGTGCTCCATCTCAAATCATCTGTATAAAGGTTTCTACTATCGCCCAGGCAAACATACCGGCAAACGCCCCGCATACCCCGGCAAAGAAATCGTAATAATCCGGTGTGCCCCGCTTGAGCCACTTGTCCCACACTATCTCTTTGGCCAGTGCAGCACCACAGCCAAGCGTGACGGCCAGTAGCTTCTCGTACCCGTTCCAACTTGTGCCAAATAGCAACAAGATCAGCAGCGTTATTATCGCTATCGCTGCGCAGGCAATGAAGTGTTTAAGTTTATCGTTCATATTCTTTCTTTCTTAACGTATGACAGCGACTACACTAATGATGAGTTACAGTTATACCCTCAGTCCATAATCTATTGTATTCACTTA